TTATAACTTGATATGTTTTCCCTCCGACTAGTAGAATTTCCCCACAATATATACCACGATAAAAATCCTGCCTTTGTGTAATCACCAGTAGATAAATCTTTTTTATGTCTGCTTCTATATCTTTTCCTTTGTTCTTTATCTTTTGTTTTGGTATAATCGTCCATGCCTGCTGCACCGAAATGTGTCGTTTTAGTTCTTCCATTATCCTTGGTGAAAACTGCCATTAGTTTTTTCCCAGGTTTATTGCTCTTTTTAATTACAACAGAAACCATTTTACTATCTATTATTTTTTTTTAAAATACACCTGAAAATAAAATGTATTGATTAAGTATAAAATATGAATCAGCACTTAGAAATTGTCCCGAGTAATATTACTTCAGACGGAAAGTTGTCCTACAAGAACGGACAACCGACTATCCAACTTCTTATTGGAGCACAGGATCGTTTTATCGTTCCTGGTTCTGTTCGCCTCACTGGTGAAATTACCATTAAAAAGAATGATACTATTATTCCCCTTGAGAGTGATGGTATTCGTATGAATGAGCGTCTTGGCGTTCATTCTGTTATTGATACTCTATCGATCTTTTCCCAGCGTAGTTCCCAGACCATAGAAACAATTAACCACCATAACAGATTTATGTCCTCATACCTCAGCGTCACCCAGTCGCAAGGCGACTTCGCATGCCACGCTTACGAGACTTCCCTTCGTTTCCCGAACTACAAGGCACAGCAGTTAGGAGTAATTACAAATACCCAAGCAGCATCTGCTTCGGGTGGTGATTCACCAAATTCATTCTGTATCCCGCTTGTTTCGGGTCTATTTTTAGGACAGGAACCAATCCCACTTTCTAACTCTTGGGGTGTTGGAGGACTTCTTGTAGAGATCCAATTAAGTCCAGACCAAAATGTTTTATTTTCCCAAGACAATAGCGATACTGCTCTCCTTGACGCATATTATGAACTATCAAATGTTCGTCTAATCTGTGAGGTCCAAACTCCTGGAGCAGATTTCCAACCGCAAATGACAAATACTTTCACCTACAATTCTATCAGTTCCTACTACAATACCATTAACTCCCGCAATGCTGTTCTGAACTTTAACCTTGGATTAAAATCTGTTCTTGGAGCATTTATGAATGTTGTTCCCAGTTCCCACATTAATAGTTGGACGAGGGACGGTCTTGCTACTCTTGGTTTCAGTAATAAGGACGGAAGTCGCAGTAAGGTTAATCAGTTAGTTTTTACCCGTGCAGGACAGAGGGTCCCCTTAGAATATAATATTGATACTCTACAGAAAACTGAAAAGGCAGGTTTTATTAATGAAAATGCTGACGCCCAGATTGTTAGGAATTATATGAATGCAGTCCAAAATTTCGCTAAGATTAATCGCACTTCTGTTGGTCCCGAAACCTTCCGTTCTATTGGTTATGGAACTAACTTTGCTGACGCTAAAACAATTGTGAAGGGTGGTTCGGCGTGGGGAATTGGAGTTGCTTACGACAGTATTTCCAACCAAGGTCTTGACTTCGGACAAGTTCCTTTCGGTGTGCAATTAGATCTGGAATTAACCAGCGACCACCCGAATGCTGTTTTCCTTTTCGTTCATTCTCGCCAGACGATTGTATCAAGTGATAATTCCATCCAAGTCATGAAGTAGTGATTAACCCCTGATTACATTACAACGATTACATAAAATATCTCTAATAAATCCTGTATCGTGATCGTGATCTAAACACCTTTTAACATTATTTAAATTTACTCCACACTCTTCACATTCTTCACAAGTTATATAAAATAGATAGATACTCTCCCAATCTTCATTTGGTTTTAATTTTATTCCTCTTGACCTCCATTTAGCACATGTATTAATATGTTTCCCTTCGCCATTCACATAATCTTTATTTTTTTCATAGATATGTTCTTTATTATTTTCACGCCATTCTTTATTTATTTTTTTAATGAAATCTTTATTTTTTAAACGATATTGACGAAGATATTCTTTTTTCTTTTCTGGATCTTTAAAAGGCATAATAATTGCTCTAAAAACGATATTTTAAAATTACTATCAAATTTTTTTATTATATATCATATAAATATAATGGAACCACAATCAGCACCTCAAGCATCGCAAATTCCGGATTTAGTCCGCATTGGAAGTGTAGCTTCTGATACTGCCATCAATATTCAGACTGATATTCTCGATCCAGTCATTTTCTCCGAGCGTGAAGCCCGTTTCGTTTTAGACAACAAAGGGATACTCCATAGCAATTCCCGTATTACATTCTCAACCGACGGTGATACTAATGCTTCAGGAAACGCCAGAGCATTCTTCCCTGCTGGTGTAGGAGTTCATTCGCTAATCCAGCGAGCAGCACTTCGTATCGGCACGAAGACTGTCTGTGAAATAGAAGATTACGCACACTTCGCTGCTTATGAAACTACTTTCCTTCCCCCAGACACAATCAAGGAGCGTGAGGGTGTAATGAGTGGTCGTTTCGTAGCAATTGCTCCAACTCTTCAGGAGCGTTCTGCCTCTTACACTTCTGCTTCCAACAGTGCTTCTATTACAGAAAGTCTTACAGAAGCAAAGAGTATTCAGGTTGATAATGGAACTTGCCCTACTCTCCAGAGTGGTATTGAGGAATATTGGAAACCAATCAACAATGCTTCTATTCCTGACCCGACCCGTGTCGTCTTTGATTATCAGAAGGAAAGCAATAAACCAACATATTCTATTATGTTGGCAGACCTCTTTCCTTTCCTCAAGACCAATCAACTTCCGCTCTTTATGATTCAGGAACAGGTTTCTATTCATTTAACTTTCACTCCACGCCAGTCGGGCACAGATAGTCTCCGTGTATCTTCTACTGGTGGTGCTGATCTAACGAATGATTGTAATCTATCACGAACAGATTGTCAGTTAATCAGTGATTATATTTTCTATCCACAGGAACTTATGGAACAGTATCGTCAGGCGAATGCTAATATGCAATTTGCCTATGTAGATTATCAGTTCGTAAAGCGGACTGTTTCTGCTACTGAATTTTCTACGGGTCTTATCCAGAATGTTGGTGGTGCGGGTCGTGTAGTTAATAAGGTCTTTGTTGCGGCACAGGAAAGCGACGATAAAAATGGTGGATTACTAAATAACTATATTGCAGAGGGTCCCGCTATTTCAGCGACTTCCACGGGTAAAGTAAAGAACAATCTTAAATACAATGATAATTTCCTTTATCCTATCGATGTAGAAAATGATGCCCGTCATTACCATAATGTATTTATGAGCGAGGGTCGTGTCCCATATATCTCCCGTGATTTATATCGTGGAGAAGGTCGTTTAGCAACGAATAATGTTGATACTCCTGGAGCAGTAGAGTTTGAGGACTTCCCAGCAGACAGTGATTTACGCCAGAAGTTCTTCTACACGGCATTTCGTCTTAACAAGGGTGAGCGAGTTAATTCCCGTGGTATAGAACTCTATGACACACGAACTACGATGGGTGGTGCTTCTACTCTTCGTTGCTGGTTGCAGGTAATGAAGGTCGCCCAACTGACCGACGGAATGTTCTCCATGTCTTTTGCTTAACTATTTAAATTTACTAACTTATATTTTTTATCAATATCTCTATTATAAATGTCAGGATTAACCCGAACAACATTAATAGAGTGTCCTCGATCTCAATCAGATGAAGGTATGGCAAATAATAATCAAAATCCTTCACGCTGGACCAACCAAACTGGAGACGGGATTCATTTAAAACCAGGAGATAAAATATCAGTTCATAGTTCTTATGTCAGCGAAATAGGTGCAGAAGCAGGACAAATCCAAATTAAAGGACAAGAACTAAATGCTTCTGTAGAAATAGAAACAACAGATACAACGAATTCATTATATGTGGATAAACTTCCTTCTAAATTTACTCTTGTTGAGAAAGAAAATACAAAAAAAACAATAACTATCAGGGATGATACATTAAATTTAGTTGTTTCACCTTATAAAACTGCGAATGGTGAATATTACGCCCACTTGCCTCGTAGGTGGATTGGGGACGGAAATAATCTATTCTGGACAACATATCAATCAAGGGATAATGCCACAATATCAGGGGATATAGGTCAAACCCAAAATGCTCCTTATCCATTAAATAGATGTAAAGCAGATCTTAACACGAAATATTGGTTTGGGCGTTCTGGAGCAGCACACATCAGACATAGAATAGACGGAATTAATGACGGTGCTCGTTATACTATTTTCACAAGAAAACATACTTTTTATGGAACTCCTGCTAATTTAGACTACACGGTAGAAGGTTCGGCAGATGTAGCATCAAATATAATTACTTTACATCACGGAGCAACAACAGCAGATCTTATTGTAGGAATGGAATTAATAACACAAAGTCCAGAGGTAGTCTTTGGTATAGGTGAAGTTATTAATAGTATAATATCTGAAACAGAAATAGAAATGAGCGGAAATGCTTCTTCTAATACGAACACCCATAATTTATTTACATTTAGATTTCCCGTAGCAGACAGCGATGAATTTTTACCTCCCACAACAAATAATAGTAGTTTTACTCCGGACGAGTGCGAAAGTTTCAGGGATCCTGCTCTCTGGGGTGATTATATCCAAGTAAAGAATTTAGTAAGTGTGAAGGCAAATCCAGGATATAATTCTCCAACAGATTTAGCAGACCAATTAACCCAAGAATTAAATGAAAGAACTGATTTCCAGAAATACGATTATCCAACAGAAAGTGCAGCAAAAGACTTTATTAGAAGGGAAGCATTTACTTTTAAAACAGAAACTCCTGCATATAAGGTTTATAATTGTGCGACTGCTTCTTATTATTCCAAAGTTGGATATAATCAATGGTCTATCACAGGAGGAAGTTGGAATGTTCCTGAAGCATATCAATATTTATCTTCATATCAAAATATAGGGATTAAAAGACCAGAATTATATTTAACTGGATTAAAAGTTAATGGTTCTTTAAAAGGTGAGGGTGATTATACAGGTGGTTTTACGGGTGATAGAAATGGTCTAAATACAGGAACAGAAATACCTATGGGAATAGGTGAATCTGTTTTCGTCAGTGGTGTAAAATGGACTAAAGAAAACATTTTAAGATTTAAGGATTTCTTTGACGCTCAATCGTCGTATCCAGAATTATTTGATTACACCCAGAATGATACACAGGTGAATATAGACGAAACAAGATTTATTCATATGAATTTATATGATTCCGCAAATGGTTCAGGGTTTATTCCTGCTTTGGCAGACGCTGTAAGATTTTGGAACTTTGGTGCAAATGTAAGATCACCGAAGGTCCCCGAGTTTGGTTATGATTTATATGATGCTTCTGTATCTGCTTCACAGACTTCTTATCCACTTTTTATAGATTACAATCCTGCTAATGAAAATGTAAGTGAAAATGATGTTGGTTATACAGATAGAGGATTTAATTATTTTTATGACGGATTAGAACCTAATTATAATGATTTAGCATATGGTTTCGCAAGAAAAATTAGGGTCCAAACCACAGAAAGCACGGTAGAATATTATATTGGTTTCCAATTTACTAAAACTGGAAATAAAATTCCAGATCATTTCTTTCACACGAACGCCTCTGCAACAACTCCGGAACCAACACAAGTCTTGGGAGCAGGAGGAAGGACTTTCGGTTATGATTGGCACTTCACTTCATATGGGACAGCGGCAATGATATTATATAATGGAAATTCTAATGTCCTTGGTTCTTCATTCGCTTCTAATTTAGATTCTACATTATATCGTAAAACATATAGGTTCGCTCAGGCAACAGGCGAACCTGCAACAAGTTTAGATCCTTATCAGTTCGGTATGTATCTGGGAGCAGAAACACCTGTAATATCATATAATGAAGAACAACAGAGGTTTCAGTTAAGTAATCTTCATACAACAGAAAAAATAGGAAATATCTTCGATGCTGGAATAAGTAGAAATGCTCCCCAACAGAAAACACCAGATAATCCTGCAGCAGATGATCCTTGTTATAAAATCAATAAAAGATTAGTAAAATGGAATTATTGTCCTGAAATGACTCCTTACGATGATAATTTTAATGGTTCAGGAACTGTTAATGCTGAAACTGCTTATATTTCCCATAATGTAGGAATAGAACCTTGGTCTATAATGGACGCACAGAGCGGATTATTTATAGAGGATTGGGTTGTTCCAGAAAATTTATGGGATGAAAGTCTTATTGGGGTTATGGGATATAGATACGATCAATTTCACAATGAAAGTAAAGTATCCTCAAGACAAACAAGATTAAAAGCACACGGAGCAAATGCCGATCTTCATAATATAAATATCATTACAACGAACGCAAATGTTAGTGAAGGGGATATTGGTGCTTATCAAATGAATAGTGTCGCTGCTAAAATGCCGACTCCAGTTTTACCAGTAGCAACTACTCCCACTGGTGAAAATTTCACACCCCAGGGAAGATATATCACTCCTGCAGTTGTAGTTTCACCTGTAAATTCTGTAAATATTACTGCTCAGAGAATTCCTTCTAAAACATTAAGACCTTATTATACAATTCGTTCAGATATTATTGCTGAACCAAATCAAGTGTTAGGAGGTTATACAAGCGGAATTACAATGCCGATTGTAGCAATTACAAATAAGGCAAATCCTTACGGAGACTTCCTTAATGGTTTTCAGGGACAGATTACATTTACAAATACAATTGACAGAGTATTAACCCGAATTCGTTGTAGTATTCACGAACCAGACGGTTCAGCGGCAAGAGTAGATTTAAATTCTGCAGTTATATTCAGGATAGATCAAGAGGTTAATGCGAAGTTAAATCTTGTAGGGGATTTATTACAAAGTAAAGATAAACAAGATCAATTAATTGCTCAAGAAGTAGAAGAACCATTATTAGAATATCAAGATTTAAAATATGATCCTAAGGAATTATTTGAGTAGTGTTTATCAAAAATAGAATAGTTAGAGTTTAATAACTCTAAGTTATTAATGGAGGTTTTAGAGGAAATAAGTATCAAGAGAATATTATTCTGTAAGAGAATATATTGCTTCTATAACAAAAAGTCAATTAGATAGATTAAATACTTAATTTCATATATTTAAAAATAAATTGTATATTAATAGTATAGGAAATGTCAATTGAGAGTGAATTAGAACAAATGTATCAGAAGCGATATGACCGTCGTGAAATCAAGAAACCACCAACCTCTTCTACACTCTATCAGCATAAAAACAATATTACAAAACTTCACCAAGCAATCACAGGGAATAATCCTCAATTGTTCGGTCAAATGAATTGGATCGACGAAAAGTCTGCAGTAGAGTTATTAGATATTGTTAAGAACATGAAGGGTCGCAAGGGGGATACATTAGGAATTGCAGCACAGCGTTCATATCTAAGTAGTATCCTTGTAGCAATTAGGGTTGTTGATTTCTATAAGGGTCAGGAGACCCCTTTATTCAGGGAAATAATGGATTTACTAAATAAACCTCTCAAAAAGGAAATAGAAGCATACAGGGAACAATTAAAGGAAGAAACCAAAGAAAGTCTTCCAGATTATAATGAAGTAATGAAGATTACAGAAAATTTTATTAATACAGACCAAGGAGATTTAGATATGAAGATCCTTTTAAGGATTTATACAACTTATCCTATTCGGTTAGAAGCAGCAGATTTAATCTTTGTAAAGGATCACAATGAATATCGCAAGTTAAAAAAGAATGAACTAACAAAGAATTATGCTGTAATTGGTAAAAAGAAGGTCTTGTTTAGTTTCAGTGATTACAAGACCTCTGTGAAGTATGGAACGGTAGAAATAGTTGTAAAGGATAAACTACTGAAGAAACTCCTTCAGCAGAAGGCACAGATTACTTACAATCTAACGCCTATGTTTAATATCAGTAGAAATACTCTCTCAAAGAATATTACAACTTTCTATGAAAAGAATGGATTACCGAATGTTTCGCCGACAACACTCGCAAAGGTTATAGAAACACACGCATATAATTCTATCCCTGAAGATGCCCGTGATAAAATGAAAACATTAGCAGAATTTAGGCGTCATTCGTTAGATACACAATCTAAATTTTATATTCATTAATAAAACCAACCTTTACTGACAACTACTATTTCTTTTTCTTTTTCTTCTTGTTCCGCCATTCTTTTAAGATATTCTTCTCTAACAGGTTTTAACTGATTTTTTAAAAGGACTATTTCAGACTTCAGTGCTAATATAGTTTTCTTTAACGCCTTGACATCATCCTCCACGATTTCTATTGGTTTTTTCCTCAATGGTAAATAATCGTCTCTTGTATTATGGAACGGATTATCTCGTGGCATTTACTTTCATTTACTTTTTATTTCCATATACCAGATTTAAAAATTCACTAAAATCTTTTTTATGTCTCACGACCAAAATTTCGCACAATTTTTTATCATTATTAGGATTATACCTTGGATGACCTCCTTGATTTAGTAGGGGATAGTCTTTCCTCCAAGTTTTAAACCTTTCAGGATAGATCATATTCATCCAGTCGTCGCAAAACCAGTTCTTAATTAATGGTGGGAATACAAACTCAAAGATCTCCCAATGTGTTTTGTGAATTAAAAATTGTGTTGCGATATTATCGTTATTAGAATATCCTGCAGACCAACCGATATAATTATTCTTTACAATTGATTTCTGGAATACTCTTAACCACGAGGGGTCGTTAGGAAGTCTTATATCGTCCCCAAGAATTTTAAACCATTGGAAACCATGTCCCATAGCAATTTTAAACAGACCATTCCATACTGCTACTACATTCCCAGGATCACTGGGAAATTCGATCCATACGATATTAAATTTCATAAAAATAGCATTCAGTCTAAGTCTTTCTTCTTCTTTACTGTAGATTGGGTCGTCCTTGTCAAATCCAACATACACAGATATATCAACACTGGGACAGTGATTATCCAGCGTCCGCAACAATATAGTATAGAGGTAAGTGTCTGTAATGTCTTTCCATTCCTCACGGAATCTTGTAGTTGAGGGAACAAGGAAAGCAGTTGCATTTTCATTCATATTTAATAATAAAGATTTTATTTTTATATAATT